TTTATGTGTCCAGTTTAGTATTTGTAACTGATTGTAACACGGACCTTTTTCGCTAATAATGTGAGTAGAGGACCTTTCTCTCTGCTGTCGCTCCTGTTTTCTAACCCCCCTCATCTAATCTAGATCTATCTTGATCGAGAGGTTTCCAGCCACGCTGTGCTGTACCTTATCAGGAGCTTTGAACCCACTCCTATCTAGTATGTCCTTACTGGCTTCTAGCTTCACGTAATCAGACTTCGCATCCTGTGCGAGTCTGACGATAGTCTTGACTGCTGGGATTGCTCCCATCAGACCTATCTCTGCTATACGTGAACGGTAGTACTCTTGTACCTTTGGAAGTCGTAGCGTCTTACTAGCTGTTACTCTACCACTATCTCCCTTTGAATATCCTGCGATTTGTGATGCTTTTGCTATGCTACAGCCTTCTGCTACAAGCGTGTCTACCAGAAGCCTTTGTCTGTTGGTCAGACCGTCTTTCCCTTTTACTTGGCTACCCATATCGATAGATACCTTGCTACGTATATTGATGTCAAGTAAATAATTGTAAATATTGCTCTCACTTACGATATTATTTACACTTCGTGTATGAACTGCGTAAACGCAGAATAATATCGCAGTGGAGGCAGAAGCACCTTCTGCACTTCCATGTATCATTTCTCCTAGGGTCGAAATGACCACGAAAAAGTATGCACAGGGCATATTTTTCGATGGCTTTGACGTCAAGCAAGTCATAGGACCTTCCCTTCGGTATGATAGTCTGTATGCTCGGTCAGTCCTACTTTGGCTTATCTGTTTACCAGAACGCAAATGCGTCTGGTATTCAGCTTATACTATATGCCAAAGTGTAAGTGTAGCCATGCTATGCGTTGGCTCCACTAACGGACTTCCCTCGTCCTCTCTCTAGATTTCCTGGCTCGTTTGCTTTGGACACGATCTGCCTCCGCAGATACGTGGCTTATTACTCACTCGTTAGCACACTAGTACAAGAGCAATTTATCGTGGCGATAAGTATCGCTGATTCACGATAAATCGTTATTTTGACGACAGTTTATCCTAAACTGCGATCAAAATAATAAGCTCGTAAACGAGCTAACTCTGACTAGAGAGTGTGCTAATTAAGGAAGAAATCTAGTGAAAGGAGTTAACAATGAAACTAGAAGAACTAATATTACAAGTAGATTTAACTACTTACAAAAACGTAACATATAATTCAAACCATCCAAGGAATCTTGAGCGTAATGAGTTAGAGGGTTATTCAGATAAACCAGCTCATGGTGTTGTATCTGAGATCATGGTTTGTCAATCTAATGCTGGATATTATATCGGTACTTTACAATTCGATAGTGAGGTAAACCATTGGTTTCCATACAGCAGAGATTCTGAAGATTACTATCCAGATGAACGTACCGCTAAATCAGCATTAGATAATGATACTTGGTGC